GCACCATCCCGAAAGAGGAAGAACAGCCTCATATCTTCCTAATCAAGGCTTGGGAGAAGGGTCCAGACGACGACAACACCTGGCGAGTGGATATTGCGGACGTAGAAAACGAAATTATCCGTTTTTGCCAAGAACACCCTAAAGTTAGAGAGATTGCTTGCGACCCTTATCGCTGGCAACGTACTATGGCTTACCTAATGGAGGAAAAGGGCCTCCCGATCGTAGAGTTCCCCTCTACATCGCCGTCTCGTATGGTGAAAGCCACCGCGAGATTCTTCGATGCTGTTATGGAGAAGAAACTTACCCACTCAGGCGATCCGCTGCTCGCGAGGCACCTAGACAACTGTGTTCTGAAGATAGATAACATCGGTCCACGCATTGTCAAAGAGAACCGCAACAGTAATCGTCGAATAGACGCGGCAGTGGCAGCCGTAATTGCTTATGAACGGGCTACCGTGGGTAGAATGGAAGATATAGTGCCACAAGTATTTATTTAGGCAGGTATGACACCAACGGTCTTGCAAATTGCAGGTGCAACACTTATTTCAGTAGGTGCAGCACTTATTTACTTGCCGCTAGGAATAATCTTAGCGGGTAGCGCGGCACTCCTATTCGGTATTGCCTTGGAGCGTAGCTAATGCTAAACAACTTGTTCGAGAAGCGAGCCATCTCTTTCCAGACTGTCTGGGGATCAGGTGACTTTATTGACACTCAGTCGCTTTCAGGCACTGTCGTAAATAATGACACTGCCCTACAGCTCAATGCAGTGTTCTCGGCTGTATCCCTAATCTCAGACACTGTAGCGACTCTGCCAATAGACGCGTACATACGCTCACAGGGCGCACGTCGCGCTCTGAGGCCACGACCAGCCTGGGTGACCAAACCAGACATAGACAGCACTAAAGAGGCCTTCTACGGGTCAGCTATCGTCTCTCTGCTACTAGATGGAAACGTCTTTATCCGCGTGTTCCGTAACCGCAGGGGCGAGATCGTAAATATGAACGTTCTGAACCCAACTGACGTTGCAATCAAGCGCAATGGCGTCGGCAGAGTGATGTTTGACGTCAAGGGCGAGGACAAGTTACTCAACAGCGAACAAATTATCTTTATCCCAGACGTAGTAAAGCCAGGCACTATGCGCGGCATCTCCCGCGTAGAGGCACTGAAGGAAAACTTCGGTCTAGCTCAGGCTCTGGAGAACTACGCAAGTAAATTCTTCGGTTCAGGCACTCACACCTCTGGAGTCCTAGAGGTTCCGGGCAACCTGACCGCCGAGCAGGCTAAGGCAATGCAAGAAGCCTTCGACTCACGCCACAAGGGCTGGGGCAGGGCGCACAAGACCGCAATTATCACGGGCGGGGCTGCTTACAAGCCAACCAACGTGCCAAACGATCAAGCTCAGTTCCTAGACAGCCGCAGAATGGCCGTAGAGGACGTCGCAAGGGCATTCAACATTCCACCACACCTTCTTGGACTGCCAGGCACAAACACCTATGCCTCGGTAGAGCAGAACAACATCGCTTTCGTCACACACACCCTCAGACCTATCGCTCAGAAGCTAGAGGGCGCTCTCACAAGCCTTTTGAGCCAAGAGACGGGCTTAGAGGCTGCTTTCGTCAAATTTAGCCTTGACGGGCTTCTGAGGGCCGATATCAACTCTCGCACAGAGGCTTACAGCCGAGGCCTACAGGCTGGTTACTACAAGATCAACGACGTTCGTCGCTTTGAGGACCTAGAGCCGATTGACGACGACTCGGCGAACACAGTCCGAGTGCCTCTGGCAAACGTAAACGTAGATGCCGCTGACTTGTCTGCAATGAGCGCTAAAGTCCAGATGCTTCAGCAACTTGTTCAGTCAGGCTACGACCCAACAGACGCAGCAGCGAAGCTTGGCCTACCTGCCTTCCAGCACACAGGCGCTGTTTCAGTCCAACTCCAGCCAGAGGAGGGCTAATGCTGCACAGTGGTCGTGACTCAATAGGTACAGCTGCAACGCCAATAGACGGTGTTTATCAGGGATACTCCAATCTCACGTTACACAACGACGACAACACAGACGGGGTATTTATCGGCGGTCCAGGAGTTACGCCTGCAACAGGGCTAACGCTACGCAAAGAGGACACTATTCAGTTCGAGCTTGCGCCACTAGAGCAGCTATACGTTGTATCAACAAAGACTGGTCACACGATTAGTTATCTTAGGCAAACGATCTAATGCCTTACTACATATCAGACAGTAATCCAGACTGCGGTGGCTGGGCAGTAGAGAAGTCGGACGGTGAAGTTATGGGTTGCCACGAGACTAAGCAGGAGGCGATAGATCAGATGGTTGCACTATCCCTAGCCGAGGACCTAGAGCCGGGTGGCGAAAGGGCTATGCCTGGAACTCTAAAGGTCGGTAGCTTCGTATCTTGGAACAGTTCAGGTGGACGCGCTCGCGGGCAGGTCAAAGAGATCGTTGAAGATGGCACAATCAACGTCCCCGATAGTTCGGTCACAGTAAACGGGACTCCCGCTGACCCCGCAGCCCTTATCTCCATCTGGGAAAAGGTCGAAGGTGGCTGGAGGGAAACTGATACTAGAGTCGGACATAAGTTCTCCACCCTTACGGAGATCGAGCCTCTGCCAGAAGCCCCAGAGCCAGAAGCAGAGGAAACAAACTCAGTCGAATTTCGCGAAGTAAACCTAGCCCCTCCGGCTTATATGAGAGCAGCCGCACGTAGGGGACTTGCTTACTACAAGGAGGGTTACGGCGGAGATGGCCTGGTTGAAAGAACTATACGTGAAGCTAGGGCTATGGCAAATGGCTCTGTTACTGCTGACAAATGGGTTCGGATTCGTGCTTGGATCAGTCGTCACCTTGCTGATCTTGACAGTCCATCCGCACGACCTACTTCAGACGATTATCCTAGTCCTGGCGTCGTAGCACATCTGCTTTGGGGTTCAGGCCCCTCTAAGAGGGCTGCACAGCGCGCACTGACGTATGCCGAAGGTGTCGTTAGTAGAATAGAAGAAGAAAACGAAGGCCGAGCGAAAGGCGAAGCATTGTCAAAGATCGAGACTCGCACGACCCCGATTGAATTCGAGGTACGCGAAGATGGCGACGGAATGACCTTTGAAGGTTATGCTGCTGTATTCAACACCCCGTCTGAGCCTCTACCGTTTATTGAGCGTATCGCCCCCGGAGCATTCAAGCGTTCACTAGACGCTAGGAACGACATCAAGTTGCTTTGGAACCACGACACAGGAACCGTACTCGGCTCTACCCGTGCTGGAACTATGAGGCTAAACGAAGATGAGCGCGGACTACGCGTAAGCGCGACCTTCCCGAACACTTCCGCAGGGCGTGACGCAGCCGAGCTACTCCGTCGCGGAGACGTGGACTCTATGAGCTTTGGCTTTTCGGTACCTTCTGGTGGGGACGATTGGTCAAACGACGGCTCGGAGCGCACACTAAATTCGGTCAGACTTCACGAGGTTTCAATCGTTGCCTTTCCCGCTTACAGTTCTACGGCAGGCACAACTTCTGTCCGCGGGTTGGATAAGGTTGCAGAAAGAGCCGAAGTAGACGCAGATGCCCTAGCTGACGCAATGGTCAAGCTAGAGGAAGGCAAGGAACTCTCAGAGGATGAGGGCCGCCTGCTAAACCAAGCAATCAACTCCTACACGATCAAGGACGAAGTAGAATCCGATGGTGATATGGAGATGCTTGCACTCAAGAAAATGAAACTAAAGTTACTGACAGGAAACTAATATGGCGACTAGAGAAGATATCAAGAAGGCGATCCTTGCTGTCGCCGGAAACCCAGAGTCAGGCCCAATAGCCAATCTGGTAGACGCGATGGCAGACGCAGTTGTTGGTCTAGATGCACCAGTGCCGTTCAAGCCTGATGCTCGTGACGGTGACAAGGACGGCAAAGTCCAAGACGGTACACCTTTTGAAAGACCAGCTAAAGAAACCCGCGTTACTAAGGCTGACGAAAAGCGGTAATCCCTTTCCGCAAACAGAGCGGGTTCCCCCCAGGTAGTCCTTTCCCTGGGGGTTTCCTTTAGCCGCGGACATCTCCTGTAAAATTTACATATCGGATTGTGAGTCAGCTCTGCCGTGTTCAGTTCGCGTCAGCGCGACTGGTATCCAAGTAAACAATCTATTTAGGAGACTAAATGTCTGAGTTCGTAAAGACTCAGCAGGAAGTCCGCGCTAATCTCACTGAGCAGATCCGCGAGGTCATTGACCTAGCAGACTCCGAGAAGCGTGGCCTATCCGCTGAGGAACTACAGAAGATTGACCGCATCGAGGACGACATCCGTCGTGCCGACGAGGCTATTGCAGTTGCAAACCGCAACGAGGAGCGCGCAGTAGAGGCTTCGGCCGCTGCTAAGGGCTTCCAGATTGCAGAGCCAGTCAGCGAGCGTTCATCTTCAGAAATCCTGCGCGAGATCGCAGCTACCCGTGGCGCACACACCTTTGAGCGTCGCACTATGGTTCCATCAACCGACACTGTTCCAAAGACCTTCTTTGACCAGGTATTCGACGTTGCCCGCCTAGTCGGCCCAATGCTCGATGTCGGCAACAGGATCAACACCACCTCTGGTGAGGACATCACCATCCCAACGCTGACCGCATACAGCGCCGCAACCATAAAGGCTGCTGGTTCTGCTATTGCCGAGAGCGAGCCAACCTACTCAAGCATCACTCTTGGTGCCTACAAGTACGGTCTGCTCATCCCGGTCAGCAACGAGCTAATTGCGGACGCTGGGTTCGACATTTCGTCACACCTCGCAAACCAGGCTGGTAACGGCCTCGGCTTCGCAGTAAACGCTTCACTCACCACTGGAACTGGCTCTGACCAGCCAAACGGTGTTGTAACTGCTGCTGGCTCTGGTGTTACAGGTGGAACTGGTGTCACCGGTGGATTCACCGCTGACAACCTAATTGACCTTCAGTACACCCTTGACGGAGCCGCACGTCGTCTCCCAGGTGTTGCATATATGGCTGCTGGTGCAACCATTGGCGCAATGCGTAAGCTCAAGGACGACGCAGGTCAGTACCTATACCAGGTAAACGTTGGACAGCCAGACAGCTTTGCTGGCTACAGCGTTATCGAGAACCCAGGAATGGCTGCTATCGCGACTGGTGCCAAGTCGGTACTATTCGGACACCTGCCTTCCTATCAGGTTCGCGTCGCAGGTGGCGTACAGGTTGCAACTTCGACCGACTACGCATTCAACACCGACAGCACGGTATTTAGTGTGTT